CTGCGATCGAGCGACCGACCGGCGCGCGAAGCCTCGCGTTGAAAAATTCTCGTGAAGCGTAAGGGCTTAAACAGCGCAACGACCCTGATCGCGCTTGCGCGCCAGGATGTCGTCAGCACGCCCGCGGACATCAAACTCACGCCGGAAGAGGCGGCATTGTGGCCGGATTTCGCCTCGACCAGGGCGCGCGCCGATTGGCGGGCGTTCGACCTACGTCAGCTCGGGAAAGTCGTAAAACTCGAGGCGGCTATCTGGCGTCACCAGGCAATGCTCGACGATACGGGGCCGATCATCCGGCAGGCGAACGGCACCCAGGTCGCGAACCCGCTGATCTCGATCATCGAAAAGTTGCAACGCCAGCAGCTCTCACTGATGCGCGCGCTCTCGCTCATGGACAAAGCGGACGGGCGAACCTTGGCGGGGCGGGCATCGCGCACGCGCACGTTCACGCAAGCCCTTGAGAGCGATGTTCACGGATTGATGGCGCGGTAGCATGCCCCGCCAGTTGCCTGTCGGAGTTCGCGCCGCGATCAAATCGGGGCATCTGCCCAGATTCCGCGATTGGCGCTCGCTGCCGGTCCAGAGCCTGACCCAGGGCGAGAGCGTATGCAAATTCATCGAGTCCTATGTCTTCGTGCCCGAGGGGCCGCTCGTCGGGCGCGCGATGGCGCTCCTGCCCTTCCAGGAAGCGTTCATCCTGGCGCTCTTCGATGGTCCAGAGCGCGGGCGAAAGGCGATCCTGTCGGTCGGGCGCAAGTCGGGCAAGACGGCGCTCGTGTCCTCGCTGCTCTTGAGTTTCATGTTCATGGAAGGCTTGACCTCGAGGTATTCGCGCATCAACTCCGCGGCGCTCTCGCGCGATCAGGCGGCGCTCGTTTTCAACTACATGGCGAAATCGATCGAGTCCTCGGAGATGCTGACGAAGTGCTCGAAAATCACCGCGTCGGGGAAGCGCATCGTGGCGCTCAATACCGGCATCGAATATCACGCGCTCGCCGCGGAAGCGGGGAAGGCGATGGGCCTCTCGCCGGCCGTCGTCGTGGGCGACGAGTGGGGCCAGGTCGTCGGCCCCTCGCACCCATTCATCGACGCGATCCTGACCTCCCAGGGCGCGCACGATGCGCCGCTCGCGATCGTGATCTCGACGCAGGCGCCCTCCGATGCCGACTGGCTCTCGCTCCAGATCGATGACGCGACGCGCAACCCGCAGGCCGACGTCGTGTGCCACCTCTACGCTGCGGACATGGCGCTCCCGCTGACGAGCCCGAAGGCGTGGGCGCAGGCCTGCCCCGCCATCGGGGAGTTCCGCTCGCGCAAGGACGTCGAGCTCCTGGCGCAGCAGGCCGTGCGCCTGCCCGAGGCTGAGGCGAGTTTTAGGAAACTGATCCTCAACCAGCGCGTGGCGCTCGAGCGGCGCTGGCTCGCGCCCTCGATCTGGAAGGCCTGCAATGCGACACCCGACCCGGCGATCTTCCGCGACGGGCGCACCGTCGGCGCCGGGCTCGACCTCTCGCAGAAGCACGACCTGACCGCGTGCGTGCTCGCGGCGCAGGACGACGGGGGCACGGTCCACCTGTGGCCGTTCGTGTTCACGCCCGAGCGATCGCTGCGCGAGCGCGAGTTAAGAGACCGCGCGCCCTACAGCGCCTGGGTGCAGAGCGGACAGTTAATCGCGGTGCCGGGGGCGACGCTCGACTACGACTGGCTCTTCCAGTTCCTGCGCATGCGCCTGGACGATCTCGAGATCCGCATCGACGTCTGCGCCTACGACCGCTGGCGCATCAACGAGGCGAGGAGCGCCGCCGACCGCAACAACTTCGTCGTGAACGCCTGGAGCGAGGTCGGCCAGGGCATGCAGTCGATGAGCCCGCGCCTGGAATTCTTCGAGACGCTGCTCCTGCAGGAGCGCCTGCGCCACGGCGGGCATCCGCTGCTGAACATGGGCGCCGCCAATGCGGTCGTGGTGCAGGACCCGGCGGGCAACCGCAAGCTCGACAAGGCGCAATCGACGCAGAGGATCGACCCGCTGGTCGCCGCGGTCATGGCGGCGGGCGTTTTCATGGTGAGCGCGCCCGCTTTCGACGTTGCGGCGTTTATTGCCTGATTCTCAATCGGTTGCGACGCAATGCTAATGTCGCGCCAAAAACGGTGTAGGATTTCGCTGTCATGGGCGAGCGACAGCGTCCGAAAAAAGACCAGCGCGAAAAGCGCTTGCCCCCCTTTCCTCTGAAATTTGGCGACGGTTCGCTCACGCCCGTGAGCGGTAACTCCGGCCACGCGATGAGCGAGGCCGTGAATGTCCGAGACCGTCGAGTGTAGCGCCACCAAGGAACTCCCTCTCTCCGTCGAGAAGGCAGCCGCGCCCGAGTTCGACGCGCGCTTCGTGCTCTCTGCCGCCTCGCCCGATCGCGTTAACGACACGATCGCGCCGGCCGCCTACAAGTCGCTGCTGGGCAAGCGTTACACCGCCTGCTGGGACCACAAGCACGACAAGGTCATCGGCTACTGGGACAACCTGAAGGCGATCGGCGACCGCCTCGTCGGCGACCTGAAGTGCATCCCTACGAGCGTCGGCCAGATGGCGAAGCTGTGCCTCGCCGAAGGCGTGCCGCTCTGCGCCTCGATCGGCTTCATCGGCAAGGGCGAGAGAAACGACAAGGGCGGCGTTCACTTCACGCAGCTCGAGCTCGGCGAAGTGTCCCTCGTCATCTTCCCCGCGCACGAGCGCGCGGTGCAGATCGCCAAGTCCTTCGGAATTTCCCTGCCGGACCCCGCTGGGCAAGTGCCCGCGAGCGGCGGCCCGGCTCTGCAGTTAGTCGCGGCAAGTGCCGCTCGCAGTCCCTCCAGGAGTCACAGCATGGGCAAGACCATTTCCGAGCTCGTAGTCGAGACGCAAAACGCGCAGGTGGCCGCGCGCGACAGGCTCGCCGAGCAGACCTCGAAGCTGGGCGAAATAGAATCTCTCACCAGCGATGAATTCATCACGCAGAAGGCGTTAGTCGACCAGCTCGACGCCGAGCTGCAGGCGATCGACGGCAAGCTCGCGAGCTTTAAAAGTTCTGAAACGAGACTTGCTGCGGGAGCTCTCGCGACGAAGGGCGCGCAGGTCATCCGGCGCGACTCCGTGAAGGACACCGAACACCTGCTCGGCAAGCTCGCGCTCTGCGTCTACGAGGCGGCGTGCAAGTCGATGAAGATCGATGACGTGGTCGCGATCCGCTTCCCCGGCTCGGCCGTCGTCGAGACGATCGTCAAGGCCGCGCAGAACCCGGCGATGACGAACGTGCCCGGATACGCGCAGGAGCTCACCCGCATCGGCTACGGGCAATTGATGGACATGCTGCGCGCCGAGGCGATCCTGCCCAAGTGCGTGCCCTTCGGGCAGCAGCACAGCTTCGAGGGCTACACCTCGATCACCTACCCGATCCGCAGCGGCACGCCCACGGATGCAGCGGGCGCGTTCCGCGCCGAGGGCGCGCCGATTCGCGTCGGCGGGCTGCACTTCACGAGCGGCTCGCTCACGCCGAAGAACCTGGGCGTCATCCTGACCGCGACCGAGGAGATGCTGCGGCGCTCGACGATCGACCTCGCCGCGTATTTCCAGCGGGCGATCATCGATGACACCGCCACGGCGCTGGACACGATCTTCATCGGCACCGGCGCGGGCTCGGCGACGCAGCCGGCCGGGATCCGGAACTCCCTCGCGGCGGGCGACACGCGCGCCTCGACGGGCGCAACCGCGGCGGCGATCACCAACGATCTCAAGGTGATGCTGACCGCGATGACGACCGCGAACATGGGCGGGACGAACACGAAATGGCTGATGCACCCGAAGAACTTCCTCGCCGTGTCGTGGCTGACGAACGCCGTCGGGACGAAACAATTCCCCGAGACCGCGAATAACAATCTCGGCGGCTACGGTGTCGTCACCTCGCTAGCGATGCCGGCGGACATCGTGCTCCTCGTGGACTTCTCGCAGTTCAGCTTCGCGATCGGGAACCCGGCGTTCCTGCCGAGCAACGTCGCGACGCTGCACGAAGAGGACACGACGCCGCTGCCGATCGCCTCGGCGGGCACGCCGAACGTCGTCGCCGCACCCGTGCGTTCGCTCTATCAGACGAACTCCTGGGCGCTGCGGATGCTGATGGACGCCGACTGGGCAAAGATGCGAAACCCCGGTCCGGTTCAGGAACTCACCGCTGTTGCGTGGTAGCAAGACTCGTGCTCGCCGCGCTCGCTTTCGGCGCGGTGAGCGCGTGCATCAGCGTGCGCATCGAGTCGCCGTGTGAAGTGGAAACCGTAATCGATTTCGGGGCGGTCGAGATCCGCACGTGCAGGCCGCACAAGCCCGAGTCATTCAACGCATCACCAACGATAGGAGGTGTTTGACATGCCGCAGACGTTTTATCTGAAGCTTGAACCGACGGGCCAGCCCGGCATCGTGAAAGCGACCGCGGTGGAAGCGCCGCCGGGAACGTGGGGTCCGGACTCTCCGATCATGGGCCACCCCATCGCGCCGGGCGGAACCCCTCCCGGCATCTGGGGTCCGGACTCCCCGATCATGACCCCGCCGATAGTGATACCGCCGATCGACGCGCCGCCGTCACCGCCGGAGGCGAAACTCGTTGCGTTCTACCAGCCGACCGCGGCGCGCTGGATGTATGGGTATCAGGCCGGCTCCGGCGCGGGGCCGAAGAAAGTCGATCCGGGCGATCCTTGCGAACCGCCAGCGCCGCCGGGATTCGTATTCGGCTGGTTCTACGTGCCGCAATACAACGGGTGGGTGTGGGGCTACACGCGTGAGAGCGGAGCAGGGCCGAAGTAAGCCAACGGTTCCCCCGGACGCGGACGTGCTTGCAGGTTGCGCGCCCGCGTCTTTTTGAAGGAGCGACGCAATGATCGAGTTCCTGGTCTATCTGCTCGTTCTCTGTCTGGTGTTCGGAATGATCTATTACGCGATAGGGCTCCTGCCGCTGCAGCCGCCCTTCAAGAACATCGTCATGGTCATCCTGATCCTGATCTTCATCCTGCTGCTGCTCGGCGCGATATTCGGCGCGCTGCCGCTGCCCAAGTGGCCGCGCTACTGAGGAGGAGTTCGCATGACGACAAAGGTGTGGGCGTTTTGTCCGATCCCGGAGCTCAACAAAGCGACGGGACTGGTCGATTGCGAGGAGGAGCTCGCAGCGCAGCTCATCAGCGACGGACGCGTGCAGGACCCGCGAATCGGCGCAAACCTGTTCAAGCCCATCGAGGACGCGCCGCCCCCGCGCCCCAGGCCTGAGCAGGACTACAACGACAAGGCGATGACGCCCAGGCGCAGACGCTAATGGGATTTGTTGAGCGCCTCAAAGCGTGGTGGAGCGGTCCCGAGGGCAGCTACCGCGGCCCGGCCGTCGGCTATTCGCACTGGGGCAATGCGTTCCCGATCCCCTTCGGCGACGGCTACCAGGCGGGCTTGACGCTCGATCAGCGCAGCGCGCAGAGCGTGCCGATCGCCTACGCCTGCGTGATGGCGACGGCGAAGGCGGTCGCCACCTGCCCGGCGGCGCACAAGGTCGTTCTCGATTCCGGCAAGCACCAGACCTCGACGACCTCGCCGGCCTCGCGCGTGCTGCGGAAGCCCAACGCCTACCAGACCTGGCCGCAGTTCATCCTCGACTGCGTGGCGACGATGCTCTTCGAGGGCGAGGCCTTCGTGCTGCTCCTGCGCGACGATCGCTACGCTGTCAACGCCATGCACCTGATGCCGCGGCGCGCGTGCTCGCCGTATATCGAGCCGCTGACCGGCGATCTCTACTACTCGATTGGCACGAACCCGATGCTGCCCGCGGGAATCGATGCGATGGCTCCGTCGCGCGACATCCTGCACCTGCGCCAGCACACGCCGCGCCATCCGCTGATCGGGGAATCCCCGTTGACCGCCGCCGCGCTCGCGCTCGGGGTGAACGTCGCGCTGGCAGGCAACCAGGCGGCGTTCTTCGCGAACATGAACCGCCCGAGCGGCGTGCTCTCGAGCCCGGAGCCGCTCACCAAGGACCAGATGAAGATGCTGCGCGAGGCCTTCGACGAGCAGTCGCAGGGGCCGAACGCGGGAAAGATCCCGGTGCTCGGTCGCGGGCTCACGTTTTCGCAGATGGCGATCAGCTCGCAGGACGCGCAACTGATCGAGGCGCAGCGCATGTCGATCGAGGATGTTGCGCGCTGCTTCGGGGTGCCGCTGCCGATGGTGGGCGACCTCTCGAAGGCGACGTTGAACAACGTGGAGGCGATGACGAACTTCTGGCTTGCCCACGGCCTGGGCTCGCTGCTGGAAAACCTCGAGCGCAGCTTCGATGCCGCCTTCAATCTGCCCGCCGACGAGTATGTCGAGTTTGACGAGCGCGCGCTCCTGCGCATGGACTACAAGTCGCGCATCGACGCGATCACCAAGGCGATACAGGGCGGGGTGATGTCCCCGAACGAGGCGCGCGACGGCGAAGGACTGCCGCCGGTCGCCGGCGGCAATACGCTCTTCCTGCAGCAGCAGATGGTCTCCATCGACATGCTGGCCGAGCTCCACGCGGCCGAGATCGCCTCGAAGAACCGGCCCGCCGCCGAGACCCCGCCCGAGCCCGATGACGAAGAAGAGCCCGGCCCGGACGACGAAGAGGAAAAAGCGGCAGACCCGGAGATCACGAAGGCGCTCGTAGTCGATATGCGCTACCGCAAGAGGAAAGCGGCATGATCGAGAAAGCGATCGCGGCGGCGCTCGAGCCGCTGCTCGACGACCTCTTGGCGATCGAGAAGCGCGTCGCCGAGCTCCAGCTCCTGCCCGGCCCGCCCGGCGCCGGCATCGACGCCCCGCAGTGGGCGAAGGGCGCGGTCTACCGCAAGGGGGCCTTCGTTGTCGCCAACCTCGGGCAGCACTTCGTCGCGCTCAAGGACACCGCGAGCCCGACCGAGGACGCGGAGCACTGGGCGCGCGTGGGCGCGGGCGGCTTTCGCCATCGCGGCACCTTCGAGAAGGACGCCGTCTACGCCGATGGCGATCTCTTCATGGACAACTACGGGACGTTCTGCATGGTGCATGGCGTCCCGGTGCTGCTCGCCGGGCGCGGTCCCGCCGGCAAGACCGGCGAGAAAGGCCTGCCCGGCATGAACGGGCGCGACGGCTCGACCATCGTCGGCGCGCAGGTCGAGGGCTTTAAGCTCACCCTGGTGCAGCAGAACGGCGACGGCACGACCGACCATCTCGAGGCCGACTTCGGGCCTGCCTACCGCGAGGTAATGAAGAGCGCGCTCGAGGCCTCGCTTCCCGAGCTCGCGCAGCTCCTGGCCGACCTGCGCGATGACGTGGACGCGCTGATACAGCGGGGGCGCGCCCGGTGACGACGCCGATCCTGCTGCCTCTGGACAAGGTGAAGGAGCTCCTCGGCCTCACCGACACCGCCTCCGACGCCGCGCTGACCGCGGCGCTGCCGGTCGTTACCGCGATGTTCGAGAACTACTGCAAGCGCGGGCTCGCCTACGTCGCGGACGTGGTGGAGGAGCAAAGCATCGTCGCCGTCGAGCGCCTGCCGCTCTTCCGCTATCCGGTGGAAGTGGTGAGCGAGCTCCTGATAAACGGCGTCGCGCAGGCGCCCGCGCCGGTCGCCCCGCAGGTCGATTCAGCGCACGGCTTCATCTACATCGGCGCGTGCGGCTGGTGGGGGCGTTATCCGGGCTACGCGGGATGGGGCTATCCGGGGAATTTCGCGCGCGTCACCTACTCGGGCGGATACGACCCGGACGAGGTGCCGGCTGACCTGGCCGACGCCTTTGCCCGGTGCTGCGCCGACTACGGCGGCGTCACCTACTCGAGCGGCGGCGCCGCGAGTTCGGGCGCGGGCGCGCCGTTGAAGTCCCTCGGGCTCGGCTCGGGCGCGCTGACGGTTTCCTTCGACACGACGCAGGCGGCCAAGTCGAGCTACGACACCTCCAGCGTGCCGCCGATCCTCGCGCCGTATCTCTACACGATCGACGCCTACCGCGTGAAGGACTACTGCTGATGGCGCTCCCCGCTGTCGATTTCGCAGGGATAACCGCAACCGCCCAGGAGGCGCTGGCGCTCTACGGCACGTCCGTAACTTTCACCGAGCAGGGCGCACCGAGCGGGCGCCAGGTGCGAACCGTGGCCTACCGGCAAACCGGGCCAGTGTCGCTATTGCAGGACCTGGGCAGCGAGCCCGCAAACGCGCTGCTATCGCCCGCCGATTTCATCGCGCCCAACCGCTTGCCGCAGCAATTCGACACGCTCACGGTCGATGTCGGCGGTTTCAAGCGTATCTATTCCATCGAGCAGATACATCCGGTAGCGGCGCAGGATTACCTCGCGCTCATCACGGCAACGATCAGGGGCAATTGATGAGCAGCGCAGTCGTTCGCAATTCTTTCCGCTTCGAGCTCGCTACCGCGTTCCCGGCGCTGCCGCAGTTTGAAACGCTCGGCGTTCGCATCGACAACAACACGCTGCCGGACCTGTGGGCTTCGACGGATTTCCTGCCGATCAGCGACGCGGCGATCGCCATCGGGCAACCGACCTGCTGCCGCGAGCTCGGCACCTTCCGCTGCTACGTCGCCGGGCGCACCGGGGCGGGCGAGTCCGCGATCATTACGCAGGCCGACGCCATACACGCGCATTTCAGAAACTACCGCGACGCCGCGAACCAGATCCGGGTGCAGAGCGTGATTCCGCCAGCGCCCTCCGAGTTTTCCGATGGACGATGGCTCATCTGCGCCGTCGATTTTGCGTTCGCTCACGACCATTTCGTATAGGAGAATGTCATGCCTCTAAGTGCCGACCTCGTGCGCGTCGCCTTCGTCGAATTGACCGGCGCGCCACCTGCTATCCCTGCCACGCCCGTATTCACCGTCGCGCGCCTGACGGGCGAGGGCGTTGCCTTCGCGCCGACGGTCACGACCTCGAACGAGTTCGACGCGAGCGGCAACATCCGCGACTCGATCCTGACGGGCGGGGAATCGACCGGCGATCTCTCGCTCGAGATCTCGGATCACGCCGCCTTCGAGGAATACCTGCGCGCGGTGCTCGGCGGCGAGTGGACCGCCGACGTGCTGGAGAACGGCCCGACGCTGCGCCAGTATCTGCTGGAGAAAACCCTTCCTGACATACCGACCGCGGGCGAGGAAGAGTATCACCGCTTCGACAAGACGACATTCGCCACGTTGACGATATCGATCGCGCCTGGAGAGCCGATCACCGGGAGCGTCGGCACTATCGGCGGGCCGCTCTCGCTTGATACCGCCATCATCGCGGGCGCGACCTATCCCGACCCCGGCATCGAGCCGGTCCTGGTCCCGCAGGACGTCGTCGTGTCGGTGGGCGGCATCGCGGCCACCGCCTGCTTCTCGGCGGTCGAGCTCTCCTTCGACACCGGCAGCCGTGCCATCCAGTGCATCGGCACGCTCGGCACGAAGGAAACCGTGCGCGGTCGTCTCGACGCGAAGATCAGCGCGACGCTCTACTACTCGAACAAGGCACCGCTGGAGGCGCTCATCAATCAGTCAGAGTTCGCCGTGAGCGTGCAACTGAACGACGCGGCCGGCGCCCTCGAGTATCTCTTCGAGTATCCGCGCTGCAAGATGACCGCGGCGCCGGTCGTCGCGAGCGGCACCAATACCGACGTTACGGCCGCGCTGGAGATGCAGGCGCTCTATGACGACACCGCCGGATACACGGTGCAGGTCACGCGCGGACCCTCCGTCGTCGCGGCAGCAACGGCCGAGCCCGCCGTCGCCACGGCATGAGCAACCCGCGCGACAAGTATGGCGTCGATCGCGCCGCAGAGCGCCGGGGCAAGCCCGTGGTCGTCGATGACATGACCTTCACCGTGCGCTCGGCATCGTCCGCCAACGTCGCCTATCGCTATGCGCTCTCGCAGGCCGCGTCCCCGCGCCGCGAGGAAATGGTGAACGGCGGGGTGCGCGGCATGGAGCTCCTCGACGAGGCGCAGATCGAGGCCTTCGCCGATGCGGTGGTCCTCGGCTGGGAAGGCGTCACGAACGGCGACGGTCACGCGCTCGCGTTCACGCGCGAGAACTGCGTCCAGCTCCTGACCGACTGCCCGGTCATCTGGGACGCGGTGCGCGATGCGGCGCTCGATACCTCGCGCTTCAGACCCGTCGTCCAGGAGGACGGCGAACACTTGGGAAAATCCTGATCTGGCATGAGCAATACGGCGCGCACATTGGACGGCTCGAGCAGGCGGCGGCGCAGGGAAAGCGCGTGCCCGCGCTGGAAGCGCGCCCCGATGTGCCGCTCTGGCTCCTGCCGGCGGTCGATGCCGTCCAGCAGATCGGCGTTCATGCGTCGTGGCGCGATGCGCGCGATTGGAGCGATTACTACGGGATAGAACTCGAATGGTTGTGGCCGGTGCTAGCCCGCGCGGCGCACATGCTCGACGAGCACAAGGAAAAGCAGAGGAAAGCGACCAGTGCAAGCACTCCCCGCAGCGCCCCCGATCGGAGTCATTAGCTCGACCCAGCGCGGCGCGGTCTACAAGGACATCCTGCAGGTCGCCGAGGCCGACTATCAGCACGTGCTGCGCTCGCTCGCCTACGAGAACATCGCGGCGCAGGCTTCCCTCGGCAACAAGCCGACCGGGATGATGATCGACAACCGGCGCAGCACCGACATTGAGGCTGCGACGCGCTCGATCATCGTCTGGTTCGCTGATCGCAAGTCGATGGCCGACGCGATCATCGCCGCGCGCGATGCGCTCCTGCAGTTCGGGCGGCGCGTGACCGGGCAGACGCTCGGGGCGCTGCGCTTCTACTACAGCACCGGGCCGGCCGGGAAGCCTACGCCCTGCGACCCGCAGGCGATCGTGCAGAGCGTGGCGAACCCGCACGCGCTCGATCTCTACGTGGCGCTGCCGCTCGCGCACGTGCGCGCCTGGCAGTGGTTCGGCAAGGCCGGCACCAGGCTGCAGCGGCGCACCCGCAACCGGACGCTGGTGCGCTACGCCCGCGCGACGAGGACTAAGGCGCAGATGGTCTCGATGTCGGTATTCGAGCAGGCGGCCAAAAGCGTGCAGCGGCGGTTTCGCGCGCTCGACGTTCTCAACATCTACCTGCAGGTGGCGAACCTGAACCCGAGCGGGCAGACCGCCGTTGATCGCATCCCGGCGATCAAGGTGCGCATGCGCGTGCGCGGGCGGGGGCACTGATGGCCGAGACCACGACCCGGATCTACGAGCTCCAGGTCAAGCTCGCCCAGGATTCGCTCGCGCAACTGAAGAAGGTCCAGGGCAGCACGGCGGCGCTGGAGAAGCAGTTCTCCTCCCTCGAGGCGGCAGTGTCCGGGTTCGGCAAGCAACTGCTCGCCGCCTTCTCGGTCGGCGCGATGGTCGCCTTCGTGGAGAAGAGCATCGACGCGGCGGCATCGCTCGACGATCTCGCCGAGAAAACCGGCGCGAGCGTGGAGAATCTCTCCGAGCTGCAGCAGGTCGCTCGCATATCGGGCACCGATATGGGCACGGTCGAGACGGCGGTCATCAAGCTCAACAAGGCGCTGCACCAGAACGACGAGGAATCCAAGAAGGCGCAGGCGGCGCTGAAGGCGGTCGGGCTCTCGGTGGAGCAACTGCGCGGGCTCGATCCGGCGGAAGCCTTCAAGCAGATGTCGATCGCGTTCAACGGCTTCGCCGACAGCGGTGCGAAGAGCGCCGCCATCATGGCGATCCTGGGCAAGAACTCTGCCGAGGTGCTGCCGTTCATGCGCGACCTGGCGACCGAGACCGGCATCACCGCGAAAGTGACCGCGGAGCAGGCAGCGCAGGCGGAGGAATTGCAGAAGTCGATGCGGCGCCTGACGAACTCGTGGCAGGAGGGCGCCGCGGCGCTCGCGCGCGAGCTGATCCCGATGCTGCAGAAGATGACCGACGAGTTCACCGAAGGCATGCGCGTCACTGGTGGATTTTGGGAGTCGATCCGCACGCTCGGCACGATCAACCCGTTCAAGACGCCCGGCGAGAACCTGAAAGCACTGAACGAGGAGCTGGAGAGAAACAACGCCGCGATCGCCAGGGCGGTCCAACAGCACCGCACGGGCGTGATTCCCGCGTATGAGGCGACGAACGCGCGCATCAAGAAGCAGATCGAGTATCTGAAGTGGCAGCAGCGCGAACAGGCGCTCGCGCTCCTGCCGCCGTCGCAGCGCCGGACGACGGTCGCGCCACCCGCACAACTCGACTACACGCCGGCCGCCGCTGCCACGGGCGCGGGCAAGGCAAGGCGCGACGACGCCGAACGCGAAGCGCGCGAACAACTGCGCATGCTGCAGGAGGGCAACAAGTCGCTCGTCGAGTCCATCGAGCTGACGATCCAGCTCGAGCGCGCGCAGGGGCTCGCCGCTAACGGCGGCAAGAGCTGGACGCAGGTGCTCGAGGAGCAGAAAGCGAAGATCGATGACCTGACCGGCGTGACTGGCGCGGCGAAGCTTCTCGAGACCGTGGAGCTCCTGGACGCAGCCTACTTCGAGGGGACCATCACGCTGCAGCAATACCAGACCGCGCTAGACAGGGTGAACGGCATACAGCGCAAGACGAGCGAGGACACCGCCAAGACGGCGAGCGACATGGAAAAGTTGCTGGAGTCGCTCGGCGACAAGGTGGACGGCTACTCGAAGTCGATCTCCGACGCGCTCGTGGACTTCGCCTCCGGGGCGGACAACGCCGCGGACTCGTTCGGCGACATGGCGAACTCGATCCTGCGCGACCTCGCGAAGATGGCGACGCAGATGCTCCTGGTCGAGCCCCTGATGGCCGGGTTCAAGGGCTGGCTAAAGAGCGGCGCTGGCGGCATCACTGCTAACGCACTCGGCGGCGTCTACGACTCGCCCTCTCTCAGCAAGTATTCGAACGGCGTGTATGACTCCCCGCGCGCCTTCACCTTCGCCAAGGGCGGCGTCTTCGCTGAAGCGGGACCGGAAGCGATCATGCCGCTCTCGCGCGGCCCCGACGGATCGTTGGGCGTCGATGCGAGCGGTGCGGGCGTCACCGTCAACGTCTACAACGAAACGCGCGCGCAGGTCGAGACGAAGAGCAGCCGGGACGTGAACGGGAACCGCATGATCGAGATCATGGTGCGCGATGCCGTCGCCTCGGGCTTCCGCTCGGGCGCGTTCGACGGCGTGATGGGCGCGACCTACGGACTCAACCGCCAGGGAGCGCGCTGACATGCCAGCCAACCCGTGGCCGCCCAACATCAGCGAGGCGTTCACTTCCGACGCGTTCACCGAGACGCCGCAGGAAGTGACGATCCGCACCGACATGGACACCGGCCCGCCCAAGGTGCGCCGGCGCTTCATCAATCCGGTGCGCACCTACGAGTGCAACATCGTGCTGCGCGATGCCGCCGAGTATCAGAGCCTGCGCGACTTCTACTACATCACCTGCCAGGGCGGCACCGACACGATCTCGATGGCGCACCCGATCACCGGGGCCATGCTGCTATTCCGCTTCGCCTCGGCGCCCGTGTTCACCGCGCTCGGCATCGCCTGGCGCGCCGCGTTCCGCCTTGAGCTCCTGCCGTGAGGTCGCTTTCCGCCAACGCCGTAATACAGATCAATTCGCTCCAGAGCGGCGCGGCGTGGTTTTATCTGATCGAGATCACGCACCCGGAGCTCCCCGTTCCCTATCGCTTCGTCAACAATACCGAAGATATCGTCGCGCTCGGTGTCGTGTGGACCCGTTACGAGTTCAGGGTGACGCTCGCCATCGACGACGGGCAGACGCTTCCGAGCGCAGAGATAGAGTTCACTAACGTCGACCGCGTGCTGATCGACGTGATACGCGGGCTCGCGAGCGCGCCGAGCATCAACCTCTATGCCGTGCTGTCGATGACGCCGGACGTGATCGAGCAGAGCCTCACCGACATGCAGTTGATGGACATCAGCTACGACATGCAGACGATCAGCGGTCGCCTTGTGTCGGGCGACCTGCTGAATGCGCCCTATCCCGCGGACAGCTACGACTCCGCGCAATTTCCGGGCATCTTCTTCTGATGCGCGACTTCACCCGCTACGTCGGCATTCCCTACAAGGACAAGGGCACCGATCCTGCGACCGGGCTCGACTGCTGGCAGCTCGTGCGCTACTTCCACAAGCAGGAGCTCGGGCGCGAGCTCCCCGACTACCTGGCGCTCTATGACTCCTCGCTCGATCCGGACTCGGCGAGCGGCGCGTTCGTTCGCGCGATTCCCGACTGGCGCGCGGTGGACCCGCCGGCGTTCGGGGATGTCCTCATCTTCCGCATCGCGCGCGGCCCCTGGCACTGCGCGGTCTATCTCGAGGAAGGGAAGATGCTGCACATTGACCAGGGGCACAACTCGGTCATCGAGTCGGTGGACAGCCTGCGCTGGCGAAACCGCATCTACGGGGTGTATCGGTGGAAGTCCTGACACAGCGCCTCGACAAGCGGCGCTCTCTCGGCTTCGCCGAGGAGGGGCTCACCTGCGCCGAGTTGGTCGAGGGCTTCGCGCCCGCCGGGATCGACCGCGAATACGTGCTGTGCGCCATCAACGGCGTCCCG